TGTTCTTGAACCGTATGGAGTTGCAGAAATGCAAATTTCGGTTCATTACTAGAAACGGCAGGCACGAGCAAAGGCTCACGTCCTAGCCCTTTCAATCTCTAGGAGATATGCTATGGCAGAACAATTATATTTTAGCAGAGACTCGAAACTTTACCTGGAATTTGATAGTAAACTCTGGGAAATTCCTGTATTGGATGGTTTCAGTTTCTCGCAGTCTACCAATCAGTCCGAAATTTCTCTTTCAGAAATGCAAGGTTCGGATGGATTGAGTCGACGAGGTAACAGGGTATTTACAGACTCTCTGGCTCCGGCTGAGTGGTCTTTTAGTACGTATGCGCGTCCTTTTAAGGATGCTAACAGTGAGCATCACGCAGTAGAAGAAGCTCTCTGGGCAGTAATGGCAGGTGCTGACAAGTACATAGTTTCTACAACAGATGGAGGCTTAACTAGCACAGCCCTTACTGCGGGCGGAACAAGCGGGCAGGCAGGCGCTGCGGCTTCTTCCAGAACTTTTGCTACGGACGGAATTGCTACCCTAAGTAGTGTGGGCGCTAGTAATGCAGCTCGTACACAAGGAACGTATGATGTAACTCTTACCGCCGCCATGAATAGTGGTACTGGTGCAGGAGCAAAAGTACGGATTGTAGAAGACGGAACCACGCTCACAGCAACTATTCTTGATTCAGGAGCTAGTGTCGCATATGCTGTGGGAGATACAATTACGATTCCCGCGGCTTCTGTAGGGGGCGTAGCACTGACGTTTAATGTTGCTACTGTAACAGATGATTTTGATAGTTGGATTCTACCTGATGGAACTTATACTATTAATCCTAGCGATACTAACGTTTCAACTAGTGGATCTGGTGTAGGTTGGGAGTTTGATATAGTTATTGCAAGCACGGGAACTTCTCGAACTTTTAATATACTTTCTGCAGGTGCTGGCTTTGACGGCGGAGATACTATTAGTATACCCGCTGGCGCATTCGGTACTAATACTCCTGCATTAACAATTACGTTGTCAACACATAGTACTGCTACTAGTACTGCCGAGCTAACTAAGGCAGGCAGTAATTTTTATAGGGGGACAGACCCTGATAAAAACTCTCTATTTGGTCCGGCAGTAGCTACCCCTGGCGCAACTAACAATGCCATTAATTTTGGACAATCAAACCGTGCAGTACTTGGTACTTGTAATCTTTACTTTGTAATGGAAACAAGTGCATCCAAACCGATGGTTTATCAGCTTCAAAATGCTGCAGTTAATGAAGCCTCTATTGATTTTGAAGTAGACGGTATCGCTACGATTAACTGGTCCGGGTTTGCAAAGCAAATTGTTGACATGCAGTCGAGGGGGAATGTTGCTCTTGTAGGTAGTGACACCGCTACTACTGACACCTCTAATGCGACTCTTGTTGCATCATCTGCTACAACTAACAAAGTAGTTCTTAATATTAATGACGGCTTTAAACTTGGTATTCCAACAGCTACTACTTTGACTGCCAGTATGTTCGCACAAGATGGCGGTGTAGGCGATACGGATACATTTATTCGAAATCGTTTAACTCAGCTTCTTGTAAGCACAACCGATACTACCGCTTTCCCTTCAGGATCTTATAATCTTACTCTTACTGGCGGAAATATTACTATTTCAAATAATATTTCATATCTTGTACCAGAAGAACTTGGCTCTGTAAACGTTCCAATTGAGCACGTAACAGGAGGCCGTACTTGTAATGGTAACTTTACCTGTTATCTGACACTGGATACTGCTAGTGGAAATAATGGAACTTCTGTAGAATTGTTTAATGACATGACTACTTCAGGAACAAATAAGGGTCTTGAAAAAGTTGTAAACGATTTTAATGTAACTTTCCAAGTTGGAGGCGCAGTTGCAAATACTCCTCGTCTGTACGTAAATATTCCTAAGTGCCATATCGACGTACCAACTCATTCAGTTGAAGATGTAATTTCTGTAGAAACTAACTTTGCAGCATATACTACTGACTTTAACGTTGCGAATGAGATGAAACTCGAATACTACGGAGTATAATTTAAAAATTACTTTTATAAAACCCGCTTCGGCGGGTTTTTCTTTTCTGCTATCAAAAAAAGTTCTTGACTTTTTATCTCCTCTCCCTTATAATTACACAATATAAATTTCATTTAAAAGGAACCAAAAAATGTCTGATTCACCCGTTTCACTCGCCAGTCTCATGACTGCAAGCAAAACTGTCGCTGTAGACTTTCCTGGCTATACAGGTATGGAAATTTCTCTTTGTTATCTAGCAAGAGAAGAGTTAGTAAAATTACGTAAACGCTGCGTAACTACTAAGTTCGATAAGAAAACTCGCCAGCCAGAAGAAACTCTCGATGAAGAAAAGTTTATTGTTGAATACTGTAAAGCTGTCATCAAAGGATGGTCAGGCCTAAAGTATCGTTACCTAGAAGAGCTTCTTTTGGTAGATATATCAAGTCTTGACCCGGAGGATGAACTTCCTTACACTCAAGAAAATGCTGAGCTTCTTATGAAAAACTCAAATGTCTTTGACAGTTGGGTTACAGAAGCAGTAGGTGACCTCGAAAATTTTACTGGGAACAAATAGCCCGAATAGATACTCTCCTAGAGAGGTCTATTCGGGAGGTAGACTCTAAGATAGACTTAGATAAGTATCTGCTTGTTTGTGAACAATTAGGTCAAGAACCCGATCCCGCCAAAATGCCGCTCGAGCCTTCGGATTTTCCCGAAGAAGTTCAAGTGGCATTTTTTATGTTTAGCTTATTACCAGATCACTGGGAAGGAATGAGTGGTACATATATGGGGAAATATTGGGATGGAATCGAATATTTTTTCAATCTATATGAAATAGAAGATAGAAAGACTATTTTATATATAATGAAAATGTATGAAGCAAAGCTAGTAAATTATAGAGCAGAGCAATCAGAAAGAAAACGAAAAGCTGAAGAACGTAAAGCAAAAAGCGGTGGAAAAAATTACACCCATAATGTAAAAGGCTAATGGCTAAAAAAATTACTATTGATATTGAAGTTAATGGCAGAATGCAAAAAGCAACTTTGTCTGCAAAAAAGCTTCGTTCAGCTTTAAATGAAGTAGATACTGCGTCTCAAGGGGTCGAGAAAGGTAGTCGAACCTTAGACCGTAATTTAAAAGGCGCTGCAAAAACAACTTCAAATAGTACTAAAGAATTTTCAAAAATGGCACAAGGTATGGGTGGCTTGGTTGGCGCCTATGCAACTGTCGCTGCCAGCGTTTTTGCGTTATCAGCCGCATTTCAGTTTTTTAAGACAGTTGGCGACCTTGCTGCTTTGACCGCAGGACAAGAACTTTTTGCAGCAAAAACCGGCGTGTCAATGAAGTTGATGACAAAAAATATCCAAGATGCAACTGGAGGTCTGGTAGCATTTAGAGAAGCAGCACAAGCTGCCGCTATTGGAGAAGCCGCAGGGCTCAGTGCTGATCAAATGGAAAGGCTCGGTGCAGTTGCAAAGAATGCAGGAACAATTCTTGGCAGAGATGTGACTGATGCATTTAATCGACTGACTCGGGGTGCAATCAAAGCAGAACCAGAACTTTTAGACGAATTAGGTATCATTGTTCGTATCAATGATGCAGCCGAAGCCTATGGTAGAACAATAGGAAAAAATGCACAAGATTTAACACAGTTTGAAAAAAGTCAAGCCATAGTTAATGCCGTTCTTGAGCAAGGCGAGAGTAAGTTTGATGATGTAGGAGACAGTATCAACTCTGTTGCGCAATTTGCAGCCGCGTTCCAAGATACTTTTAAAGAGCTTTCAAAGCCAATAGCAGAAGTCGCTAATTTTATTGCAAAGTCTTTGGGCGACAGTATTTTAGGCGTAAGTTCTATTTTAGGTATTTTAGGCCTAAATATTGTAAAAAGCTTTGCTCCTGCCGGACCAGCATTAAAAAATACAGCTAAAGAAGGAATAGAAGCTAGAAAGCGTTTAATGGAGGCTGCACATACAGAAACTAATTCTACTGTTGCAGATGAAATTCGTAAGGGAGAATTTACAAATAAAAACTTAAAGCATATAGAAACTGCTGCAAAATCTAAAACTAGTATAGTTATGAATTTGTCTAAAATGGAACGAACTGCAATTGAGAGAGATATTGCAATAATTCGTGCACAAAACTTACGAATGACTATGGATGGGAAAAATGCCTTTGCCCGAATGATTACAGGCTGGCGAATACAGCTTCTAATGTTTCAAGCCGATTATGGCAAAACTATGGGGTATCTTAAAGCCGCTACAGCAGTGCTTACCACTGCGGTAGGAAAACTTTTTGGTGCCTTATCTTTTGTCGGATTGATTGTAATTCTTGTCGAGCTTGGAAAGCAGTTTAGAAGAACTTTTATGATTGGTGAGGATCTTCGTGAAGCAGAAGAGGCTACAGAAAAACTTAATAAAAAATTAAAAGAACAATCTGAGGCAATAAAAGAAGTAACAGCAAATCTTAAAAAGCCTACAAGTGAATTAAATCGTTTAAATCAAAAACTTGGAGTATTGGCAAACTTTAATTTAGCCCCTATAAGTGCACAAATTAATCTTTTGGAAGAAGCGGTACAAAGATTAGCAGAAGCAGAAGAAAAAAGAAAAAAAGCTAGACAACAAGTAGGTATAGAAGAAGGCCCAGAAGAAAGTGAAAAAATACCCCTGCTCAATGTTGCTCAAAAAGCCCGTTTGGGAGTAGAAACTTTTGGAGACTTAAATAAAGCACTAAAAGAACAATATGTAGCATCTAAGAATGCACGAGACGCACTAGATGTGTATAAAACATCTCTGGGCCCCTTGGACTATTTAATAGCTAATATTTCAGGAAAGTTCAAAGAACACAATGCTGAGATACACAGATATCAAGAATTAAAAATGGTAGCCAATCAGAATGGCATACGGCTTGGATTCAACGACGCGGAAGCTAAAGCTGTTGCGGAAATACTAGAAGGTTTAGAGAACAGCGTTCCAACATTAATTAGAAATTTTGAAATGCTCGAGGAGCAAAACTTAGCACCAAAAGATGTTAATCAACAAAAATTATTAGACCTTAAAGATAAAATCAGGCTAGTAACTGCTGAACTGGAACAAAATCCTGGTAGTGCAGAGCTAAGATTTGAATTCGAGAAGCTTATAGAAGAGTCCCGAGGAGTTATAGATTCATTAGAGACTCAAAGTAAAAAAGCTGCATCTGTAAAGGCGTCATTTACAGGACTTACAAACGCAGTACAGCAATTTGGTGATGCTTCTCAAAAATTTATGCCTAAATCTTCAAATTTTTCCGGAATTTTTCAAGGATTAGACGAACTCGACAGAAACTTAATGAATATTGTTGATACCTATAAAGATACAGAAAATTTTCAAACAATAGGACAATTAATAGCAGGCGATGATGAAGGCAAAATAGATCAAGAAGGCGCAGCAATTCGAAAAGCCTATGAAATAGCTATAAAAGGCGAAAAAGATTTTAATGATGAAGAGTTTAGAGGATTACAGCTCTCTGATCTTAGATTAATGCTGTCTGAAAAAAGAGCAAAACTTGCAAAGATATTTTTTGATCTTGAAAGAGCGTCTACTTTAAATAAAATTGAAATGTTAAAAGCAGAACAGTCTATTCTGCCCTATCAGCAAAAAGCATTTAATGCAACAAAAGCCACAAACGAAGCCGAAATAGCATTAACTAAAGCAAAAAAAGAGCAAGAAATGCTAGATAAAACAAACTTAAGTGTTACAGAAGAACAAAGAATACTGGCAAAAGATAAAGTAGATTTAGCGCAAGCCGAATATGATATAGCAGTTCGTAGAGAAGCATTAGAAAGAAGACTTGTTCCAATTAGAAAAGAGCTCGACAATTTAGGTAGAGAGACGGAGCGATTAAATACTATAAAAGAAGTTGTAGCACAAGAAAGAAAAATTTTAGATATGAGAAAGCAGTTTCTCTCCCTAGAAAAGAAAATGGTAGAAGATAGAGTGCAGGAGGAAATAGACTCTATTGCCAACAGAAATCCTTTCTTTGATAAAGAGCTAGCAACTGCTAGGGCTAAAGTAAGTGTTGCGGAAGCATTTTTAGAGATTGAAAAACAACAAGTAGAGTCAAATTATAATTTAAAAGTAAAAGAAATTAATAATGAATACGCTTTATTAGAAGCAAAACGAAAGCAAAGTCTTTTAGAGTTAGAGATAAAAGCAGCAGAGGCCCGCGACAAGGGAGGTCCGAATGCAGAAAGAATTGCACGAGAATATGAATCAATTGCTGCCGTTTATAATAGTATAGATTTCAAAACTCCTAGAGATACTGCTCTTTTACTAGCAGCTAAAACAAAAGAAGCGTCATTATACGGCCTAGAAAAAATAGTACGAGATTCAAAAAGAGCATTAGAAGAACTAGATCCATTAGATCAAGTTTTAGATGCTGCAGCAGATGCTTTTGAAAAAGGCTTAAATAATGCTGTAAATGGTATATTTGACTCTTTGATCGACGGGTCAAAAAGCATGTCAGAGGCTTTAAAAGATGCGGCTCGAGGTGTTTTATCTGCAATTCAAAAAGAAGTAACTCAAAGATTAATTGTAGATCCTCTTTTGGACGCGCTGTTTGGAGAAGAGACAACAGCAGAAACTCAAGCAAAAGCAGCAGCACAAGGAATGCAACAAGGAGCCCAAGCAGTAAAAACAACGCTACAAACTGCAAATATTAATTTTGAGACGACTTTTACTTCTGCTTCAAACAATGTAAAAACAGCTTTAAGTACTGGAGGCGGTTCTGTTGCTCGACAAATTACAGAGGCATTAACGTCTAATCGTGTAAAAATTGAGTGTTGTAAAGGCCCGAAAGGTCCAAAAGACCCGGCATATGGTCCTGACTCTGCTGCAAGTAACACAACTGTTACTGGAACCGATTTAAGTCGTAATAGTGAATATTATAAACAAAATTCTCAATCAGTTTTTGATTCTGCACGAAATGAATCAGATACAGCTTTAGAAGGTGCAATGGCTCCCCAGAAGCCAGATATTAGTATGCCCATACTACCGGAAAGGGATAAAAATACAGCTGCTCTCGAAGGATTAACAGGAGTAATGACAGAAAATAATCTGGCTCTAGGACAAAACATACTAGGATTAGGACTAGCAGTAACAAGCTTGATGGGGAATAGTAGAGCTGCTCAATCTTTACAAAAAGTTATGGCAGTATTATATATTCTTCAAATGTCAATGAAAATAATTGAGACAATTCAAACTTCTATGATTGCAGCAAACACCGCCGCCCTTATAGCAAACACTGCGGCTCAAACCGTTTCCAGCGGAGGCTCGATCATGGGCTTTGCGCGGTACGGGGGAATCACAGAAGGATATAGTAGTGGAGGAATTGCAAAAGGCCCCCAATCAGGCTATCCTACACTTCTTCATGGTAGTGAAGCAGTTGTCCCTCTTCCAGACGGAAAAACAATACCAGTAGCTCTATCGGGGGCTGCAGGTCAACAAAATAATGTTACTGTAAATGTGTCTGTAGATAATCAAGGAAATGCGACTCAAAGAATGGGAGGAACTTCAGAAAATCAAGCGGCAGGTCTAGGAAAAGCCATAGCACAAGCAGTTCAACAAGAACTTGTAAATCAAAAACGCTCGGGTGGAATACTTAGTCCCTATGGAACAGCATAATGTCAAGAACTTTTAAATTTGAAATTTTAAAATCAACTGTTCAAACCGAAATAGAAACAAGGTTTCCATCAGATTATACTAATATACTTACAAAAGTTTTTGGTAGTCCTGGTACTGCGCCAGTAGATATTATCTTTGATAGGTCGTCGGCACGTTCAGTTAATCACAGAGTATTGACTGCTCGATTTGGAGATGGATATGAGCAAAGAGTAAGAGATGGAATACATCATAAAGAAGAAACGATTAATTTTACCGCAAATAATCGAATATGGCAGGAAGTAGAAGTAATTGCAGCATTTTTTGATGTAAAAGCAGGATTAAAGTTTGATATAACTATTGCAAGTGAAGTGCTGCCAGTAGTTTGCGAAAGCTATAATATTTCTTACACCCAGCCAGAAGTGCACAGTATTACAGCGGAATTTAGAAGAGTATATGAACCGTGACAGATTTAATACATTTAGTACAACAAGATGAAATAGACAGCGAACTAATAGAGCTATTTGACATTACTTTACCGGGCTATCAAGAGGGAGGTAGTGGCACCTATTATTTATGTTCTGCAGATGTAGACATAGACTCTGATGGAGATAGCGATATAGTTTTTAATGGTAAAACGTATGTAAGTATTCCTATTAATATTGACGGAATAGAGTTTACAGCTCAAGGGGCATACGCACGTCCTACTCTAACAATTGCAAATATCCCAAACCTAACAAAAAGTATAACCAACAGTGAAACCTTACTAGAAGATATGAGAGAAGCCGGTACGGATTCTTTCGAGCAGTTTGATAGAAATCAAGATTTATTAGGAACTCAAGTAAGATATAGAAAGACATTAAAAAGTAAGCTATCCACTGGAGAAGAGTTTCCTTCTCAAGTATTTTTTGTCGACAGAATTGCATCTGAAAATAGTTTATTTGTCGCTTTTGAACTGGTCTCGCCAATGGATGTAGAAGGGGTAACCCTCCCTCATCGAATGGTAATAGGAAGATATTGCAGTTGGCAGTATCAAGGTCAAGAAGATGGCTTGGGAGGGGGATGTACTTGGGGAAATACTTTGGCTGACCAACATAGTTTTTTTAGGGAGGACGATACAAAAATTACTGGTACCATAGACGAATGGGCAGATGACGAAGAATATTTTGTTGATGATATAGTTAAGACTACCGAAGCAGCCAATCATACTATTTATCCAAATAAAGTTCAAATTTGGCAAGCACTATACGATCACGGAGGAAGCGATACAACTGCTAGAGACCCAAGAAACTATAGAGCATTTTGGAAAAGAATTGATCTTTGTGGAAAAACTTTAAAGTCTTGCAAAATACGGTATCAAGGAAACAGCACAGATACTAGTTTAAATCAGGATATACCACTATTCTTTGGAGGATTTCCGGGGTCGAAAAAGTTTAGATGATAGAAGAAATAAAATCTCATTTTGAGAAAGAATATCCAAGAGAAGGATGCGGAGTAATAGGAATTGTTAAAGGAAAAAAACAGTGGTTTCCTTGCACAAATCTTGCTCCAGGAACTGAAAATTTTATACTATCATCAAAGGATTATTTAGATATAAAAAGAAAAGCAGATATTTTTGCAATAGTTCATAGTCACCCCGACGATTCTAATGAACCTTCAACTCATGATATAGATTGTTGCAATGCTTTAGGGGTTCCTTATTATATTTTTAGTTATCCTGAAATGGATTTAAAAATAGTTGAACCAAAAAAGCACGCATACCCCTTGATTGGTAGAGAGTATAAGTTTGGCGTTTTAGATTGCTTTGAGGCGCTGAGAGACTGGCTTGCAAAAGAAAATATATACATTCCCCCAAGAGAGCCTTTTGAAGACAATTGGTGGGAATCAAACTTAGATTATTTTTCGGAAGAAAATATAAAAAACTGGAACCATACAAAAGTTACTTCTTTTCAAAAAAATGATGTGTTAATTTTTAGTATAAGAAATAAAATAGCAAATCACTGTGGAGTATATTTAGGAAATGATATTTTCTTTCATCATGCAGAAAACAGATTATCTTGCAGAGAAAATCTATACCCTTTTTGGGCACAGCATTTAACAGGAATTTACAGATATGATGCGTAAAATTTATTTAGAGGGAGAAATTGCAGAAAGATTTGGAACAGAATTCGACGTGCATGCTACTTCTATAAAAGAAGCTATTTCTTGTCTTGAAACAAATCTCCAAGGATTCAGAGAGTACCTGGTAGAATGTTGTGAAAGAGGCATAGGTTTTATTTTTTCTGTGGAAAATGATTATTTGCAAAAAGATGAAGAACTTTTATTACAATATCCAAAAGGCAGTTTTACAATGTCTGCTCTTCCTGCAGGCTCTAAGTCAGGTATTGCAAAAATTTTCGCGGCAATTGCAATTATAGTAGTTGTGGCAGCCACGGGAGGATTTGGTGCTGGAGGCTGGGCAATGGCAGCCGGAGGAGGATTAAGTACTGCGGGATCAATCGTGGTTGGGGTGGCATTGAGTCTAGCACTTACTGGAATAGCCCAGATGATGGCACCAGATCCTTCTGTAGATGGTGGATCCGAAAGTGATGAAAGTAATATCTTTCAGGGATCAGGTCAAAATATTAATGAAGGAGACCCGGTACCGGTAGTATATGGTAGACTAAGAATACCAGGAAGACCTATCTCTCTTGAAATCAAAAATGATTTTAATCAATTTTTGGATTATGCAGATCCGATAGACAATGCTGTAATACCAAATGATCCCGGTGATAACGGGGGAGGTGAAAACGATCAAAGTCAGGGGGCTGACGACACCGATCCTGCTAGTACTCGAAGAGTTCTACCTTAAAGGAGCAATATAACTAATGGCTAATTTTTCCGCATCTGGTTCTAGTAAACAATATGTAGGTATTGTTGATATGCTATGTGAGGGTCCAATTTATGGAC